ATGGCATTAGATTTAACAACACCAGAAAACCAAGCAGAATTAGCAAAACTTATTCAATCAGAAACAGACAAAGTAAGAACTAAGTATTCAGGAGAACTAAAAGGGGTGCAAGATGAACTTGCAAAACTTAAATTAGGGCAAATGGATGAAGTTCAAAGGGCAAAGTACGAAGCGGAAACTAAGGCAAATGACTTAGCGGCTCGTGAAAAAGCTCTATTAACTAAGGAACTAGATTTAGGTACAAAGGAATTACTAGTATCCAAAGGACTTAAACCAGAACTTAGTGCTTTATTAACTGCTGATACTATGGAGGGGAGAACTGCTCAACTTGAAGTATTAGTAAAAACAATGAACTTGCAAGTAAAAGAAGAAGTAGTAAAGAAAATTGGACAAGATGATCCGGAAGTGTCTAATGTTAAAAATGAAGGAAGAGCTAAACAATATGATTTTAGCAAAATGACTTACTCAGAAAAAGTAGAATTATATCAAAAAGACCAAAAGCTATATGAACAATTAGCTAGTGGTAAATAAATTTAAGGAGTGATAGCAAATGGCTACAGGTACAACTACAAAATCAACAATGATAATTCCTGACGTGTTTGGGGATATTGTAACTGCAAAATTTAAAGGTAAATTGGTTGTTGCAAACTTTGCGTTAACTGATAACACATTAGTAGGTACTCCAGGAGAAACAATTCACTTTCCAAAATGGAACGCAATTGGTGATGCTGAAGATCTAACAGAAAATGTTGAAATGGTACCAGAACAATTAAGCACAAGCGACGATACTGCTACTATTAAAGAAGTAGGTAAAGCAGTTGAAATTACTGATACTGCACAATTAACTGGTATTGGAGACCCAATCGGAGAAGCAGGTACTCAAGTAGGTAAAGTTGTTGCAAGAAAGATAGATGCAGACTTAATCACTGAGGGTGTAACAAACTGTTTATCAGCTAGAAAGATTGCCTCTACAGTAACTGATGCTTTCCATTTAAAAGTTGCAGACGCAAAAAGTTTATGGGGAGATGAAGCAGAGGATATTGCAGTACTATTAGTTCATTCTAAATTATATACTTCATTAATTAAGGATGCAAACTTTATTAGTGCAGACAAATACCCAGCAGGTGTATTACTTACTGGAGCAATAGGTACAATTTATGGAGTTCCAGTTGTAGTAACTGATAGAATGCCATACAACAGTACTTCAGGAGTTGCTACATCAATGATGTTACAACAAAATGCTCTTGCTTATGTTACTAAGAGAAAACCAATAGTTGAAACAGGTAGAAATATCTTAAAGAGAACTAATCTTATTACTACAAATGTTCACTATGCGGCTAAATTAGTAGATAAGAACGGTATTGCAATTATAGAACATGATTTAATACCATAGAAATAAAAAATGCCCGCTACAGGAATAAGATACCTAATTCTTATTCCTTTAGCTTTAACTAATATAATAGGGAGGGAAATATATATGTCAGCGATAAGTTCAGAAGGTTATCAGAATTTAAGAGATTATGTTCAAGCTAACTGGAAGTATATAGAATTCAGAGATGCAAGTGCAAATCCAATTTTAAGAATTGGTGTAGGGGATTCAAGAGTTACATGGACACATACACCAGGTGCTCAAACATTAGAACTAACTGCTGTCATTAAAGGGTCAGACTCAGATGTGTCAGGTTTGTTACCGAAAACATTTGCAAGTGCGGCAATCTTTAGTGTAGCATCGGGTGGAACTGCATTATCTAGTGAAGCTTTTAGTAACTTTACAATGTCTGTATCATCAGATCAGATGACTGTGCAGTATCAAATAGAAGTACCACAAGTTGTTTAATTTAAGGGGTTATATACTAAAGTGTGTATAACCCTTTTATTATAAGGAGGGATAGAAATGAAAGGACAAGGAACAGTTAATGACCCTTATGTATTGGAAACAATATCTGACGTACAAAGTATACCTAGTGGATCTACAAGCCAGTATATACTAGGAAATGATATAGACTTTGCAGGTAACCCTTTTACTACATTAGCTTCAAGAACATTTAGTGGAGTATTAGATGGTAACTATCATAGATTAAAAAATGTAGGTGGGAACAAACCTTTATTTAATACTGTATCAGGAGGAACTGTTAAAAACTTAGCATTAGAAGATTTAGCATTGACTATAACTCTAAATATCTTTGGACCGTTATGTGCAGTACTTAGTAATGGGGGAACTATATTAAAGTGTTGGACAACTGGAACTGTATATGCTAACGGGAATGGTATATTAAGTTATGGTGGAATAGTAGGGAACGTAAATGGAGCAGATTCAACTACTGGTAAAACAACTATTAGTAAGAGTTGGAGTAGTGTTACTATAAAGAATTTAACTGCTAATTCTTTGCAAGCTGGAGGAATTTGTTCATATGTACAAAGAACTTATTGTACTAATGGACAGTACATGATTAATGTATCTTTAAATCAATTATTGTTTGGGGGTAAGCTATTAGATTCAAGTGGAAACTTTGTAGTAGGTGGACCAATATTCTTTGTAAAAGACCAAGTTCAGACTTACAATTGGGGTGACAACTTACCAGGGTTTGTAACATCGGACTTATTCTGTTTTAGTGAGAACGCATGGAGTTCAACTTATTGGAGAGTAGACGATACTATATTAGGTACTGGAACTGTTCACAATACAGATTCAACTGCAAGATCTCCTTTAAATACTGCTCAATCAAGAGTGCAAAACTATTATACCAACTTTGACTTTGTTAACGATTGGTTACTTAATAACAATATAAACTTTTGGAAGCCAGTACTTAGACGTTTTGGTTTACAAGCTAGTTGGAGTACTACTTTAAGAAGTACAATAGAAACTAATGCAATGCAGGCCATAAGGGATTATATTCAATCTAGTTGGAGTTATGTAGAACTTGCATCGTATTCAGGAACTGTATGGAAAAGACTTGCACTTACAGACCCTAGAGTACAATGGACACATACACCAGGTGCTCAGACATTACAATTAACTATTACTATCAAAGGAACTGATGCTGATGTAACTATACCATTAGCTATTGGAAAGATATCTATGTATAATGTTGCAGTTGGTGGAAGTGCTTTAGTATCAGAACAGTTTACAGAACAGAACATCACTGTAATAGAGAATGTACTCACTTTAACTTATCAATTACAGATACCAAAGGTGGGGTAAGGTCAAGTTAATCAGTTACTCAGAAAGATTGCCATCAAACTCGAGCGGACTGAATTTTAAAAACCAGAGGGAGGTGAATGAATTATGACAGGATTAGGTACTCAAGCCAGTCCATATATGCTTTATAATCAGGCAGATTTACTAGCAATACCAAACAATACGGTAGCTTATTTCAAATTGGGTGACAATATTACAGTTGATTCTAGCTTTACTGGAATTCCAAATGGATTTGGTGGGTCTTTTGATGGGGATGGATACAAGATTGATGGATTAACAGTTCCTTTATTTGTATCAATAACTCCTCAAACTACTAGTCCATCTCATGTTGTTATAGTTCAGAATCTTGCAATAGATGTAAACATTGTTAAAAACACAGGGTCAGGAATGACTATATTTGGAGCTTTATGCCCTACAATCACTTCATATAATGGGTATGTAGCGTTAAAGAAGATACACGCTACCGGTACTATTAATATAACTACTACTTATTCTTATCCTAGAGTTGGGCAATTAATAGGAGACTACAGTTCGGGTACTTCAGGTTATTATGTTTATACCCAAGATTGTGAACTTAATGTTAATATAACCTTAACAAACAACTCCGCAAGTGGATGGTCGTGTATAGGCGGAATTTGTGGTATGGTGGATGGAAGTGTTGTAAATATGACATCTTACTCAACTATTGTGTTAGGAAGTAAGACTCATAATAGTGCAAGAACATTAAAGACTGATGCCATTGCTCCACAATTTAATGGGTCGGGTACACGTACTTCAAATAGTTCGTGGCCAACTTATTATTTATCTACACAATGGACAAGTTCAACTACTAATGTAAATGGTAAAACTGCTACTCAACTACAAACACAATCAACTTATACAGGATTCGATTTTAGTAATGTATGGCAAATTGCGGCAGGTACAAACAACGGATACCCAACATTAAGAATAATACGCCCGCCCGGCACAAAAGTAACTTACATTGTTAAATCAAATGTAGCTATTATAAATAGTAGGGGAATAAATAAAGGAGTAATTACAGTCAGAAAGAGTTGGGCAGAAGCTATTAATAGTTCTGTTACAATATATACTTCACATGGAGATACAAGAACTGTAACTGCTTCCATACAGGAAATTACTGCTACCGTTCTATGTGCTAGGACAAAGTTTTTAGCAGTAAAAAGCACAGTATCCCCAATAAATACAAAGACACACGTTGCTACCATTAAAGGACTTGTTGTTAGTGCTAATAGTTATATGGACAAATGGGATAAAGGAATATTAGTTCCTATTGCACCAGAACCAGTATATCCATTAACTAAAACAATCACAAGTTATGCTGATAAAGGTAACAAGGGCATAATGGTATTAAACAAAGCAAACAATACACCTGATACTATATTAAGTTACTCTGTTACAAGTTACTCAGATAATTTTACAAAGGGTATATTAGTAAATGGTTTTTCAACTCCTACATTTGTTCTTAAATCAACTGTAAGTCCTATTATTGCTAGAGCGATTTTAACTGATATCATACAATTAAAAAGTACAGTAGGTAATATTAATTCAAAGATTAATGTATCTAGAAATACTAATATTACTCTTAAATCTTATGTGGGCGAAATTAACGCAAGAGCTGGTGTTTGTGGAGTTGCTGAAAAACGTGATGTTAAGTCATGGGTAAACGAAATAAACTCAACTATTATAGTTACAATTACTCGTAATGATGTAGAGGTATTAAAGTCTTATGTAGAGGAAATTACTGCTAATGTTAAAGTTACCATTACTGATACTAGTATTGTTCCTGTAAAAGCATGGGTAGAGCCAATAAATTGTAAAATTAAGTATCATATTCCTGGTATTGAAACAAAAGTAACTACAAAATCCACAGGTGACGATAGCCATATTATTGTTACTCCTATCTTAGATAATGTAGCAATAAAAGTATCCGCCCCAAAGATAAATGTAGACACATCAACATCTAAAGTTTATACTAATATTAATAGGGATAAAGTATATATAAATATAGAATAGGAGGGAAGACAATATGGCATTTTTAAACGGAACTGTAAAGATTCATATAGAATTTGTAACATCATCGGGAAGTCATGCAGATGCAAGTAATATTCAACTAAGAGTTTTAACAACTGACGGAATATTAGTAGAAACAATTTCAATTACAGACACTGATAAAATTGATGTAGGTGTGTATGAAAAGAATTATACCTTACCGATTGGGTACACAGAAGTAATTGGAGAAGTATCAGGACTTGTAGGAGATACATTAGTAGTTGGTACAGTTGAAATAGACTCAATGAGTTCAGACTTCGACATTGCTACTTACTTAAAAGAAATGAAGTCAGCTTTACAAATTGCAGTAGATGATACTTCAAAAGATGGATATTTAACCACAATTATCCCATTTTTAGTTAATTATATACAGACCAAATGTAAACAGGACTTCCTTAACACCGCTGGACAACTTGAACTACCTAAGGGGTTAAAGTTAGCAATGGCACAAATGATACAAATAGAACTAAGAGGGGTAGGAATTGAGTCACAATCATTTGAAGACTTTGATATTAAGTTCACAGATAACTATCCTGATACTGTTATGCAAGTACTCGACGCATACACAAACCGTTCTATTAGCTTTGTTTAGGGGGCGATTGTATGTTAGATAGAATGTTAGAAATTGCAAACGAGAACTATACAAAGGCTTACACTTCATTGTGTGAGCCCATTGTAATAGATACAAGTGAAAAGGGTGGTGGACTCGTTAATACAACTGCCATTGTTAAAAACGGTAGAGTTAATTCCAGTTATGATGATAAAAAAATAACCACCCCATCACAAATCAACAGAGGGGACTTAATTGTTTATAAGGGAGTATATTATATAGTATTAAGTGAAATTAATAGTAAAAGATATGGTATATACTATCAAGCAGTGATAAGGAAACTTACATTCGATATAACAATTAGGTTTGATGTGTCTACTTCAACTAATATAACATATTTTACTCAAAAAGGGTTTATTACTAGTAGAATAGTAGATGAAGTTACCCAGACTATTACAGTAGACCAAAAGAAAATAAAGATAACTCTTGCACAAACACCAAACACTGATAAGCTAACTGCTGTCGGAGGGATTGATGCAAACTACAAATTAATGGGCAACCGTTGGGATGTAGAGGGGGTAGATAAAACATTACCAGGATTAGCAATAGTTTATTGTAGCTTACAGTATTAGGAGGGGATGACACATGGCTTACAATGAGGGAGTATGTGAACAAAAGCACAAGGCTTTAGAGGAAAAATGCGAAGTATTTAACAAAAGATTAAACGCTCATGGGGAGAGATTAGATTTGATAGAACAAGATGGAAGAGAATACAGAGTGCAAATTCAGAACTTATGCACACAAGTTGGTTCATTAGTAACTACATTGAAATGGTTAATGGGACTAGCAGTTCCCTCTATCTTAACTATAATAGGTTTACTAATAAGGAAGTGATAATATGAAAGAGTTAAAAGCTCTATTATCTGTCAAAAGACTTATAGCATTAGGTTTAACACTTGGGTTTTTATATCTTAGTGTAGCAGGTAAAATAGCACCAGAGCAATACATTCCAATATACACTATGATAATTGGTTACTACTTTGGACAGTCAACGGTTAATGGTGCTAAGAAATCAGAGTAAATGAAGTGGGCAGAGATGTCCACTTTCTTTATGGTCAAGTTAATCAGATACTCAGAAGGATTGCCTTCAAATCAGTACGCATTGGTTTTAAAAATTCGCCCCAAAATAAAACCATATTCATGTTTACGGATATTAAGCTAAATATAATGTATATAATAATGGAAGTAAATAAGACAAAAAGATAAAGAATTGGAACAAAAGTATTTAAAACTCGTTATGTCTTGCATATATTTAGTGGGGCGAACAATTAACTTTGCATGATATTAGTTTGTAAGACAGCTTATGTCTAGTGTACTAAAATGTAAGGTAATGCTAGTAATAGCAACGTATAGAGCTATGTGTTAGTTATAAATTCATCTATGATGGTGTGACAAGATTTTGCAATGGATTGACTGTCATCACGCTCAAGCGTTCCGGTTTTAAAATTTTCAATGGGTTACTCAGATGGTTTGATTATGATACCTCTACATTAGATACTAAGAATAAGATTTACTGAACTACATATCGTGTTGTCTAGTTCGCATATTCTGTCCTTAGCAAATACACTTCCATATATCCCACTAGTAAAGACAACGTGAATAGGATGGGGCATTTCTTATAGATTTACTAAAAGTTACTATTAGTATTTCCTAGTAAAAATCTATATTTTTATAATATGGGATTGAGATGAAATCGAAATCCTGTTTATTAAGTTATTCTTATTTTTTATTATTATTAAGTTATTATTATTTATAGTACGAACCGTCCTATGTACATGGGACATTTCGTCCTGTTTACGTGGGACATTTCGTCCTATGTACATGGGACATTTCGTCCTATGTAAAATAATTAGTAAATATTTTAAATGAATCTGTTAAAAGCTATAGACAGCCATATGTTATAGTAGTATAATAATATTATAGTAATTAATACATAGAAACGGAGGTAATTAAAATGGCAAGACCAAAAGGAAATACACCACCAATGGAAACTAAACAATGTAAAATGACTCAGAGGGAAATAGATTTTATTCAAATGTATGCTGATAAACTTCAAGTTACATGGTCGGATGCGTTACGTAGATTAGTTGATTCTTTTATAGATAGATATGAGGATAGCAGAAAATAATTCGCCCACACATAACGACAGAAACTCTTAACATAATATTTGTAGTGTAAACAGTATTATTAACTATAATATAAAGGAGGTGGGGAGAGTTGAATAAGGAACGACTTGATAATATAAGAGCAGTTATTCTTAGTGAGGGCGGATATATACCTTTAAATAAAGAATTAGCCAGAACAATTGGATTACATGAAGCTATTATATATGCTGAATTAGTTAATAAATGTATATGGTACACTGAAAATAATAGATTAAACGAATTTGATGAGTTCTATTGTACAGTAGACGAACTGGAACATGACACAACTATTGCAAAAAGGGGACAAGCTAAAGCACTTGAACACTTAGAAAAATTAGGTTTATTAGTGCAAACTAATAGAGTACCTAATGGAAGTCAAAGATTAACTAGACACATAAGAATTGTAGATAATACTTCGTTAGTTAGGAACTTAATTGGAAATGAAACTCAAGCAGAAACCCCATTAGAAAAGGTGCAAACTTTCTAACAGGGTTAATGGATTTAACAAAAACTATATAAATAAGTTACTTTTAGTATAAATGATTTCGTACTAAAAGTCAAGGAGGAATAAAAATGAAACAAGAAACTAAGCAAAAAATATCAAACACAATGAAGTCAAGACATTATATACGGAGTGCAGAACATAAGCAAGCAATATCAAGTGCAATGACAGAAAGAAGTTTTGAACTAAAATCATTATGTAGTCTTAAACGACAGTTAGCTAAAGCTAGAAAAACTGGAGATATGAACTTAGTTGAAGATTTAGAATACAAAATAAGTGTTTTGGAGGAGGAGATTTAATGTGTAGAAGAATATGTCAAGAAATTATACAAAGTGTACCTGCTTGTCCAGGAGTTTATTTAATTGAGCATATATTAACTAACAGATTCTACATAGGTTTTAGCAAGAATGTAGATAATGGAGTTAGGCACAGAGTGGCACAACACTTTGATGATATGCAAAAGGGCACAGAATCTTGTGTCCTACTGCAAGATGTATGGAATTACGACCCAATACCTAGTCATTGGACAGCAGAATTATTAGAAGAAACAACAGATCCTAGAAGAGAAAGGGTATACATGGAAGCATTTAATATACCAAACAATCATGATTTTAATAAGAAGAGGTGTTTAATATGAGAATATGTGGACAAAGAATGCTAACTGCAAAGGATTTATCTAGTAGGTTTGATTTACCATTTGATTCATTATTTGATATGATGGATAAGACTAAGGCAATGTTACCAGAATCGTTACAACTTATACCTAATGAGGACTATGCAGTACCAGTTACTAAGAGCATACCTCTACAAGGAACTAAGATACGACAAGCAGTAGACCCAAATGAAACCCCATTTGTTACAGAGTTATGTTTATCAGAAGACGGAGCAAAGAAGATACTTACTTACTGGTTCGTTACATTAGGCAATCAAATAGAAGATACATTCTTATAAATAAAAAATTCGCCGGCACAAATCATATCAAGGAGGGATATTATTATGGAAATAACAGTAGTAGTAATAACAACAATTATGGTAGGTTATATGTTAAGGTTAGGTTGGAGAATAAACACACTTAAAAGAATAATAAACTTAGACGAACAGATTATTAGCAACAAGTTTCAAACTAGACAAGAATGGACAAACTATTTAGAACTAATTAAACAAAGAACAAAACTTATTAGCAAGTAGAATGTAATTGTAAATATTAGTAGAGTATCCTATAATAAAAGTAGGATACTTTTTTTTATGATTAAAGGAGGGAAATAATATGGGCAGAAAGAGTGGTAATAGTAAAGGTAGAAGTAAAGCAACAAAAGATGGTAAAGCAATCATTCAGCAAGCTATATCAGAAGCTAAAGAGGTACTTGAACAATACAAGATGGCGAAACAAATGGAAGAAGAACTCAATGGAGGTGGGGAAGGAGGAGGAAAAGGATTTGATAAGATGGAAGCCTTGGGTAAAGTAGGAGAAGGATTAGCAGAAACATTTGGTAGAGGTGCGGCAACTGCAATGGCAATAGGTGGAGGACTTATAGCAGGTTTTGTAATGGGTGCATTAGAGAGTTCTAACAACTATGATTTTAACAATAGGTATGGACAAAAGACACCAACTAACTTATCCGATGATGAAAGAGAAGTATATCAAGAAGCATTGATAAACGCATTTGGGTTTACTGCATTTCAGATAGGGGACTGGCAGAACTGGGTACCTGTAGACGATTATGTATCTAGTGGAGGGTTTCAAGATGGAGATAAAGGTGGGAGCATAAAAGGACTACTTCAAGATGGAGATTATCATAAATGTTAATGGGGCTTCGAGGTCAAGTTAATCAGGTACTGTGGTGGATTGCCCTCATCCTCAAGCGGTCCGGTTTTTAAAAACCACGGTTTACCAACTTCAATTAATAAAAACCCGGCACATAGAAACTTTGCATTATCTTGCATTATACCATTGACTTCATAGTCGGATTAGTTTATACTAGTACTAAAGGATACAATAACAAGACAAATAGAGTAAAGAGGTAGGTGAAAGGAATATGAAAGCAATCGATAGAGGGGAGTTTAACAGTAAACAACTCAAGGCTATACAATTGTTAGCACAACCTGGAGAACAGAGCTATCAAGAAATAGCAGAGGAGTTGGGTATTGATAATGCAACTCTATGGAGGTGGCGAAGAAGTGAAGCTTTTCAAAAAGCAGTAAATGATTTATCGTACTCATGCTTAAAGGATGAACTACCAAAAGTATATAAATCTTTAGCTGACAAGGCTATCAATGGAAACGTCAAAGCAATAGAGTTGATGTTAAAATTTGCAGATAATTTTATCGAAAGAACTGAAACAAAAGTTACTGGAGATATAGACCTTGGGGGTGTAAGTGATGATGAACTTGAAAAGCAAATCAATGAACAAGAAAGATTACTTAAACTTACTCAAGGAGAAAAATAAAAGAATACGTACCGAGTTTGCTAGTAGAGGTATTATGCAGTTTGGAATGACTTATTTTCCAGAGTATTTTACATTACAAGTACCTGAGGTGCATAGTGCTATTTACAAAGACTTAGAATCTATAGTTAAGAGGAACGAATTAGAGGGAAACCATTATGCAGTTGCTATACCTAGAGGTTGTGCTAAGTCTACTATACTGGATTTCTTATTTCCATTGTATTGTGTTTGCTTTGGTTTAAAGAAATATATACTAATTATATCAGCTTCACAAGATTTAGCTGATAGTTTTCTATCAAGTATTAAAGACGAGTTAGAATTTAATACTAAAATTATAGAAGATTTTGGTAGCTTAAAGGGTGATATTTGGAATGCTCAAAACATTGTAACTTCTAATGGAATAGAAATTAAAACATTAGGAAGTGGAAGTAAGGTTAGAGGACTTAAAAACGGTGCTCATAGACCAGACTTGGTTATAATGGACGACTTAGAAAGTGATGAAGGAATCAGAAGTCCAGAACAAAGACGTAAATTAAAGGATTGGTTCTATAAAGCAGTTTCAAAGGTAGGGGATCGTACCACTGATTATATATTTTTGGGAACAGTGTTACACTATGATGCTCTACTAGTAGACGTTTTGAATAACCCAGCATACCATAGCAAAAAGTATTCAGCAGTATTAAGTTTTAGTAACGAAGTGGACTTGTGGGCCGAGTGGACAGAAATCCTTACAGACTTGAGTAATCAAAATCGTCTCGCCGACGCAAAAGCATTTTATTTACAGAATCAAACTCAAATGTTAGCTAATACAGAAGTACTATGGGAAGCTAAGTATAGTTATTATGATTTAATGGTAATGAAAGTTACAGAAGGAGATGCATCATTCAATACAGAAATGCAGAACAATCCTATTAATCCTGATACTGCTATATTTAATAGGGAATGGTTCCAATACTTTACACTTGAAGATATTAAGAAAGAATTTAAGAATATTGAATTATACATGGCAGTTGATGCTAGTATGGGTAAAAAGAACACATCAGATCCAAGTGCTATCATAGTATTAGGAAGAAATACCATTACTGGACAGATGTACTGCTTAGAAGCGAATATAAAGAGAAGGCATCCAGACCAAATTATCGAAGATGTTGGAGATACAATGAATAGGTGGATGAATGTTGTTAAGAAAGAGTTCCAAGTATTAGGAGTAGAAGATATAGCATTCCAATCATACTTTAAAGATAATTTAGTTAAAGCATTAATGAAAAAGAACATCTATGTTAATACACAAGGACTTCATAGTAATCAAGATAAGCAATTAAGAATAGAAAAACTACAACCAGATATTAAACATGGATATATCAAGTTTATGAAAGACCAAAAGATACTGTTAGAACAATTAGAATACTTCCCATTAGCGGCACATGACGATGGACCAGATGCTTTAGAAATGGCAAGAAGAATAGTTGGACGTTCAGTAAGCTTATTATAAGGAGGGAAATATTATGGCATTTCAATTACCAGGTGGGAACCTTTGGATAGGTGCATTTATTAATGACTTTAAGAGGGACAGACTACCATATTACAACAAGAAAATAGATTACTACACAGGTAAACACCCTATTTTAGATAGAGTATTACCAGACGGTAAACAAAATACCAAACTTGTATTCCAATATCCTAAGCTAATTATAGATACTGCTCATAGTTATTTAGTAGGTAAGCCTATAACTTATGCCAATAACAAGAGTGTTAGTAATCCTTTGTTTGGAGATACAGACGAGTTTGTAACAAAATTACAAGAAATATTTATAGACAATGACGAATCATATCATACTGCTGAATTATTAAAGAACGCATTCATTGAAGGAGATGGATATGAATATGTTTACTTAGATAAAGAGGGGGATATATGCCTAAGGGAGTTTGAAGCTACTGAATGTATACCAGTATATGACCCAGGTTCAAAGGAATTAGTTGCAGTTATTCGTTTCTATCAGATGGAAGAAATCCTACCGTCCGGCGAAAAACAAATCTATTTCAACGTAGAAGTATACGATAATACTAGTATAACATATTACACTATGGACAAAGAAGGAAAGGTTACACTTGATTTAGATAAAGCAGTATTTGAACACCATATGGGAGAGGTACCAGTAGTGCATTATAGGAACACTAAAGTATTGGGTAGCGAGTATGGTAAGTCAGATATAGATGATGTAGAAACATTAGTAGATGAATTTAATGAAAGAGCATCAGACTTATCAAACACAATTCAATACAATGGAGACCCACTATTGAAGTTAAGCAATTGTACCATTACTGGAGAAAAGCTTACAGAGATGATTAAGAGTAGAGCAATACAAGTACCAGAGGGTGCAGATGCTACTTACCTAACATGGGATCAACAAATAGGTGCATTAGAAAAGCATTTAGAAAGATTACAGGATTGTATTCTTACATTTAGTTCAACACCTAAGCTATACAAGGACAATGACGAGGGTAATCCAATGTCAGGTATTAGTATTAAAATGAAGTTTAGTGGTGCAGACTTAAAGGCTAACAATAAAGAACGTAACTTTAGAAAAGGATTAAGAAAACGTATCAGATTAATAGCTAAATTAATTGAATTAGTAGAGGGTACATCATATAATTGGAAAGATGTAGACATACTATTTAATAGAAGTATACCACAGAACTTAGAAGAGTTGGCAAACATTGCAATGACATTAAGAGGACTTGTATCAGACGAAACATTATTAGGAACTATACCATTTGTAGTAGATGTTGCGACAGAACAAGAAAGGGTAGCTAAACAGACTACCACTACTACAGATACTAATAACAATGACACAACCACAACCACTGTTCAGGAGGAACCAAACACTAATACTGACAATGAACAGAATGTAGATGCTTAGGTCAAGTTAATCAGATACTCAGAAGGATTGCCACCAAACTCCTACGCTTTGAATTTTAAAAACCACGGTGTACCATTATTGTTGATACTTTAATGGTATTCCTTTTCAAAAAAAAATCCGCCCACACAAAGCACGTATCTTTTATGGAGTATGCGAATGTAAGTATATAGTAGTATATTGTATGGATAAACGCATAAGATAAGATGGGTACAAAATATGAGTATGCTTTTAGTATTAGATTGTATATTGATTATATGGACAAACGCATACACATTTTAACAGATATCTTATAGTAACTAAGAACACATACAGATATAGTAATGTATTTACTTAGCTTAAATTGTGGACATACAAGACAATTAGAGTGTAGCACATGAATTTTGCAAGATTATGCAAAAATCGTATTGCAATCATTATATAGTTGTGTTATACTAAGTTTAAAGGATAAATACCAATAATATTGAAGGGATTGTTGCTAGTAACTCATTAGAGGGACATACGCACAATAACTTAATGGAGGATGATTATAAATGGCATTAGATTTAACAACACCAGAAAACCAAGCAGAATTAGCAAAACTTATTC